TATATTTTTTTTTTATTTCATTTATTTTTTTTCTATTTTCTTTTAAATACATCTTTATTTTGTCCTTGTTTTTTTCTCTATATTGTTTATGATATTCTCTTAATTCTTCTTTGTTTTTTTTATAATATTTTTTAGTTTTTTCTCTATGGCAAGTTTTGCACATAGCACAATAGCCGCTTTTATAATTTTTACCTTTATAGTATTCAGTAATAGGTTTTGTTTCTTTGCATTTTGTACATTGTTTCATAATCTTTTTACTGTCTTAATAAATCTGCCTGCCCTATCGTGCAAAGTTATTTCACCTTCATCACTAACCATATAGTTGTTTATGTGTTGATTGATAAGGCTTTTAATTACCGCAGGAGGTAGGTTATGTTTGCCCCCATCCCCACCGTGTTTTATATAGTATTGATAGCAGCGTTCTATTTCGTCTCTTGTCATATTAATTTGCAATAGGCATTTGTATATTTAAAAAATTTAACCTCCCAATCATTAACTTCTTTATAATCAAATATCCAATAGTCAGCTAAATTGTTTTCTTTTAATCTAACAAATACATATGTGTTTATTTTTTTGTCTTTTTTATGCGCTTCTTCATTTACTAAAAAGTGTGGAGCATTTTTATTTATTGTTTTAACATCTATATTAACATTGTTTATTATTATATCTGGTTCTTTTACAGGCTTATTAGAAAGTAAGGCTGCGTTTGTGTGTTCAATATCATTTTTAGCTAAATAATATGAAAATATTAATTCACCTTTTAATCCAAGAATGTCTGGTAAATCACTTTGACCAAACCTATTGTATTTATCTGTTTGATTGTTTAATTCATAGTTATATAAATGCCTTAGCTTTCCTATGTATGCTGCACATTCATTTATGAAATTAGGGTATTTAATAGTTCCTTGTCTTTCCATTATATACTTTTAATCATTTTAATCATAGCTTCAAGTCTTAAGTGAACCAAGTCTAATTGTTCATCTGTAAGTCCTTTAGTTAGTTCTTCTATTTTGTTTACTTTTATTGTGTTTGTTTCTTCCCTTTCTTCTAATAGTTGTTCGTACTTCTGTTTTAAGTCTGTTAATTGAAGTCTTAGTTGTTCGTTTATGTTTAGTGCTTCTGTGTATGTTACCCTGTCTTCTTTTATTGGGAACTCTTTAAATGTGTCGTATATCTTCTTTAGTTCTTTTCTCTTTACTACTTCTTCAAAGTTCTTTAGGTTGTGTAGTACAGAACAATGGTCTTTGTTTACTTGCCTGCCTATTTCAGCTATTGGAAGGTTGGTTAGTTCTTTGGCTAACTTATAGTAAACTGTTCTGGCAAATACATATTGATTTGTCTTTTTCTTTTTTGTTATGTCTATTTTTAATTCTGCATTTATAAAATCAATTATTTCTTTTGTCATTTTGTTGTTTGTATAAATTTAGTAATCTATTAAATCTTGCGAACTCTATTCCTAATTTAATTCCTGCACAGGCTAAGTATTCTTCTTGTTCTTCATAATACTGTAAATGTTCTTCTAATAACTCTAAAGGTGGGTCATCTGCAATTACAACTTCTAAAGTGAATAGGTAATAGTTTTCTTTGTCTCCTTCCATTAATCAGTTCTAAGTTTTAACAGGTGATAACATTCTTCAAATCGTTGTCTTGCCTTGCCTTTGTGTAGTGTTTTAAATAGGTTGTATATTTTCTTTGTGTATTGGTATTTAGTTTGGCAGTTTGCTAAATACTTTTCTGCGTACTTCTTTCCAAAGCCTTTACAATAGTTTACATTGTCTGCCGTGTCTCCTATTATCATTTGCTCATAGAAGTTATACATAGCTTCTTCTTCTGTTATGTCATAAACCACTTGATGTTTCTTGTGGTAATTGTACATCAAACAAGGGAATTGCTTATAGTCTTTGTCTATGCTTACAATCATAACATTGTCCCTGCCTATTTCTTGTGATAGTTCAAACCAATACTTTGCAACAAGGTCGTCTGTCTCTATACCGTGACCCCATATTGAGTTGTAGTTTTCTTTTACCCATTCGTGTACTTCATTCAATAAAGGTGGCTTAGGTGTGTTTATTCTGTTCGCTTTGTACTTTGGTGTTATTAGCTTTCTAAAGTTTCCTAATGAGCCGTTAAATACCTTTACCTCATCTATCTGGTATGTTTCTTCTAAGTCGTTTATTATCTTCATAAACACCTCGTCAAACTTCCCTGTGATGTCTTCTAAATTGTCATAGTAGGGACTGTCTTCTGGGTTTTCTCTTTTCTTATAGCAGCTTGAAAATACCAAACTGTCTGCGTCAAATAGTAATACCATTATCTGTAATATTCGTTTATTACCCTTTCTTGTAATTCTTTAATAACGTAGTCGTCTACTATGTCTGTAATGTCTTTGTCGTCTAACAGTATTTCGTATATGTCAAATGATTCAGCGTTGCCGCTAAACTCATACATATGTGGTTCTTCTTCTTCATAAGTTCCCCTTACTGTAAATTCTAAATCTAAATACTTAATTCCGTAGTCTTTCATTTCTGTTGTTTTAAATAGGTTAATACTTCTTTTAATTGATTTGCAGAGGCTATTCTTTCGTATAGCAAGGCTATGTAAATCTGTGCTTCTAATTTCTTGATTGCTTCTTCTTTTGTCATCTTGTTTGCTTTAAACAAATATAAACAATATTTTAACACAAAAAGCACTTTAACAAAATTTTAACAAAAAAAAAGAGAAACTTAATTGTCTCCCTTTCTTAATTCTTTTAAGTATTGAATCTCCCGTTCAATGTAGTCTTTGGCTTTAGTCAGTTCCTGTATCTCATCGTCTTTCTTTCCGCACCTTAGAACATACTTAATCACGTTGCCCCTGTTAAAATTCAGTTTGTAGTCTTGTATTATATCAATTACATCGTAGTCTCCTGTTGCTTCGTAGTGTATTTGTGTTCCCCTCATACCTTTGTTTTCTTTTATGTGTTCTTTATAAGCGTCTATTGTCCAATCCCATTCCCTCATTATTCTATTTTTAAAAATTCAGCGTTTGCATATTCTTTAAACCATTCCTTGTTGTCTTGGTATTTGTCTACTATGGCATCTATCATTACAAGTTCATCAATAGAACTGCCTTTAATCTTGTCTATGAGGCTTTCTATTTTGTTTAGTATGTTTGTTACCATCTGTGGGTCTGTGTCGTAAACGGTGTTAAATTCTTCCCTTACAACGTCTTCAAGCATTGCATCCAGCTTGTTTATTTGATTCTTTACATTTAGCTTGTATTGTTTTGTCATTTTCAATTGGTCGTTGGCTTCCAATAGTAATTGACTTAGCAATACGCTTTTTAGGTAATTTAATTGTGTGTCATTCATTCTGTTTGTTTTTAATATACATTTAATTTCATTGCTAATATAGTATTTATTTGATTCAATACATATTGCTTGTCATAAAAATTATTGTCTTCATAATAAATAATTATGTGCGGTACATTAAATGTTTGTTTATACAATTCAAGTTGTTTGTTGTGATGCTCTTTAGACTTTAATTGAAATGGTGAAGCCATATGCTTATAACTTATTGGCTTTATTTGTATTCCAAATAAAAGTGTTTTAGAGTAAGCCTCCCAATCTGTAAAGTAGTTTTCGTCTATGTAATGTGTTGTCTTGTTGAATTTTATTTGTGGGAACTCAACTTTAAGCTGGTCTATTAATTCTATTTCTTTTAACATACCATTCCAAGTCTGACCTAAAATCCTGTGGAATACATATTTCTTTGCATCAACCAAACTACTATTGTGGGTGTCTACTATATAGTAAGATATTTTATTTAGTATCTCCCTGTCTATATTGTCAAAGTAGTACCTTACCCATTCCTTTTCGTTAAATGAATAATCTCTATCAAACATAAACTTGTCAAACAATTCAGAACATTTGCCCACATTAGAAGACCAAAACATTCTGCTTAGCTTGTTGTCCTTTTTTAGCTTAGAATAAAGTGCTTTTGGTATGTCATATTTAAAGTACTGCATTAACTATTGTAAACAGTATTTAATTCATCAATCCACTTAATAACTGTCTTAGGGTTGCAGCTACAAGGAACGTGATAAGGATGCTTGTAATACTTTGCGTGTAATTGTGCAATTAGTTTTACTTCTTCAACGCTTAGTTTGTCGCTTGGGTTAGCTTGGAATATTTCCCAATCTTTTTTATCTATTGCTTCCATTTCTATTTATTGTTATGTTGTTCCAATCTTGTTGTCTTTTATCGCAGCCGCAGTCAATGCCTAACCACTTGCTTACTGTTTTAACTACCCATTTAATCCCTGTGTAGTATGTTATGCGTTCTACTAAATCACCTAATTTTATCATAATCACCGTTTAAATAGTCTTCCCAATCTTCTTGGAAGTTGTTTCTTAAATCTTGTTTTACATTTTTTAAAGTGTGAAATATACTAACCCAACTAATGTTTGACAGTTTAGCCATTTTGCGCATACTTAGGT